TCTTAAAGTTACGGTGTACTGGAGTCATATTAATCCAACTACCATCAGTTTGCTTAATAGGAAAAGTGCTTGGTACTCCAAACAACGACCATACTGTTGCAAACGTTCCATCTGGAGTTAGCCTACCGTTAGTTAAGTCCATGTTAGCGAATGAAGCGCCTGTAGTAATAATTGGGCATTCTGATAGACCCAAACGATACTTAACACCATTAATAATGATATGTTGGTTGATAGGCTTAGTGCCGCTAGCTGCACAAAGTGCATAAGGCAGATCATTGTATTGATGCAGCTTAATACCTACATTTTTTGTATTATTACCAGTGTTAACAATGATAGCTACGGCGGCGGCAATAATTGCAGCAATTGTTAGTACTTTTTTAAACATATTCTTTCTTTCTTATAGATGGCGACCTTGATGGGACTTGAACCCACGACAACTGCCGTGACAGGGCAGTGCTCTAACCAACTGAGCTACAAGGCCTCGAAGAATTACTTCTTCGGTGCAGGTTTCTTAGCAGCAGTAGCCTTCTTAGCAGCAGCTTTAACTGGTGTAGGTGTAGGTGTAGGTGTAGGTGTTACAGTCTTCTTTTGAGGAAGTACACCGAGCAACCAACCAAACTTAGGGTACTTAGCCTGTAGGAAGTGCACAGCAGCAAAGTATGCGGTTGAGAATGCAGGTGTCAAGTAAGAAAGGTTACTAGTGTTTAGACTAGCCCACTTAGTTGTTCCCCATGCTACAAGTGCACCAACAATGCTTGCTACAGCACCACGAACAGCAGTGCGAACAGCGGTTGTCTGGAACGGGTTGTTAATACTTGATGTCATTATTTGGTCTCCTTATTATCTTGGAATTTTACAGATACTTGTGCGTTATTAACTTGAGTCCGCAAACTATTCATTAGACCAGCAATGGTCTCATTGATTTCTTGGCTAGCCAATTCATCACTCTGATTGTTCATGGCATCATAGCTAATAACTATGGTCATTTTCTTTTTCATAAAATCTACAATAATTGATTAAAAGTGATAAATCAACACTTTTGACGTTTTTTTAATTATTTGCCAGATTGAATGATATTGAATGCTGCGGCAAGATCCGCTGGCATCATTTGGTATGGGTTGCGGTCAAATATGACACCACCAGCCCATAGACTTTGTCCTACTACTGCGCTACAGATCATTGAGTTATTCAATGAGAATTGTAACTTAATTCCTGTGATAAGTTCAATTGCTATAGAAATAATAGTGAACCATCCATATTTATCCTTAATAAAACTTTTGCATGCAGCAACAGTTTGATTACGGCTCTGACTGTTTAATTTTGTATTTACTAAATAATACTCTACATTCTTGTATTCATCAATGTGAGCATAACGGACACCACGGCCAACTGCTTCAATAATCGTTCCTTCTTCATCAACAATCATTGCAGCATGATTCCATGTAGAGAAAGGTTTCATTTTACCATGATAACGTATGAACTGACCAAAACGTATGAGTTTAGCTAGAATGCCATCTGTGCTAACTAAGATAAAATCACCTGGGTTAAACTTTTTTGGTTCTAATCCTGCTTCATATACCTTATAGGTAGTTGTCATCTACATCGCCTTCATAATCGTATGTTTCATTAATTCCAAATTCTGCGCTAGCGAACCATCCTTCGACTTGTCCGCCGTCTGGTACAGATTGTGCGCCACCACGTGCTTGTGGTATGTCAATAGCACTTTCTACATCTTCTATTTCTGGTTCTTTCAATTGCTGAATGCTGCCAGTAATACCAGCAAATGGAGCAGCGCTAGATTCATCTCCACGTTTTTCTGATTCTACACCAGTCATAGTTCCACGTTCGTTGCCTAGGTTGGTATTGTACCAATTACCTTTTGGCAAAAAACCACCGTTACCTCTTGGTGCTTCTGGTGATGGCAAGTCTGCTCCATCAAGGGTATCATTATATTTGTTAACCCACGTTGGTGAAAAACTGTCACCAGTATCGCTATCAATTGCAATTACTTTAAAGGCATTAAATACACGTGCAGGTTGTCTTTTTCCAGATTCAAGTTCAGTGGTTGGCTCTGATTCCAGGTTAGTAACATCACTGGATAGATCTTCTGGAGTTAGACCTTTTACAAAAGATTGTCCTTCAGAAATTGCGTCGGTGGGGTCAGCAATACGGATGCTAGCAAAGTGACCAAGTGGGTCATCCTGTACGCCATCGATCTCGTACTTTGGTGGTTTAGTAGATCTTGGGTTGTTAAGCTTCTCGTCCACGCCAGTATCTCCTACGATTGGGTCGACATTAGGTCCAAAGCCGCCTACGCTGCCTTTTCCATCGATACGACCACCAAAATCCATAAGGCCAGCTTTTGGCAAACGGATGATTTGAATTTTACGGATAGCATCTTGTGTAGTAACGCTATCTACGAACTGGTTCCAAAGGATCTTGTCACGTACTGAAGATGCTGAAAGATTATCTCCAATAGTGAGTGTAATGATGAAACCATCATTAGTAACCGTTACTTCAGGTTCTGCATAATAACCTTCAAATTGAGAAATTATAGAACGAATTATTGCATCCTCGTTCTCTTTTGTCACGTAATGGTTAAAAACGCAACGAAAGTTCTTCCTTTTTGTATTTTTTGAAGATTCCATATAACCACTTAGGCGTATACTTCAAGGGTTTAAACCGTTACAGGTTTAAAGAGAGGAAATCATTCACCAATTCTTAATTTTGGATACTTTTTGGTTATAAAGTTACTTAAAGAAGAGTTTTCATATCTACGGCACAAATAATCCAAAGAAACAAACATTGGATCATAACTTCCATTATTAACCTGGTGCTTTACAATGATACCGCGCCAGTGTGCATTACCTTGAGGACCTTTATAGTTCTCATCATGCAGATAGCAAGCTCCTGCTACTAAGCCGTGCTGGGATCGTGCTCCACCATCTCTACCGTCACCATTTACGTATCGCAGGCCATAGAGAAGAGTCTGCTGGTGTCCCATTGTGAAAGAATGACCAATGCTTTTAAGACGCGCATCGATTGTACCACCATATGGGTTTCCTGTCATTGGATTATAGAAAAAGTGACTATAAGCTACTCCATCCAACCACAATATTTCTTTGAATGGTTTTACTTGCCATCCAGTTCGAGCATAGTCAAGATCATCTGTACTAAACAATCCGTCAATTTGAGCATCATTTTCAGTTGCACGNTTGATACGATCTTCGTGATTNCCTAGAAGTATGTGACGCTCTGGGTTCCATTTNGCGTGCTTAGTTTTACGTTGTTGCTCGTTGTAATCATATATTGGCTGATTAAGGACTCGCCATGCTTCATTAGCAGTTTCAATATCTTGTACTACACGACGGCCTTCCATGCTTTTCTTTCCTTTATCGTAAAGTGAAAGAGCTGGCATGTCTGCATGGTCTCCAAGATGAATAATCTTAATGTTCTTATTGCGGTATTCTTCCACAATAAACATTCCAATCCAGTTCAGGTGATCTGTTGGTACCCCATCTTTAGCTTGGGTATCCGGGATTACAATGTGTACAACAGGTTCTGTTTCTTTTTTAAGATCAGATTTTTTGTCTGCCACTATATTCCTTAATCGTCGTTTTGATCCTGTGCATCAAGATCTTGTAGATTGCTTTTATCTTCTACTTGATCATTGGTGTCATTAAGTCCCATATCATCATTTGTTGTTACGATTGCTGAAGTTGGGCTTTCATTCAAAATGACTTTTGCATCTGCGGATGGTTGTGTACTGTATCTAATCATTCTTATGCCTTTCTTTGTGTGTGTCAAGTTTTAAAATAAGATTTTCGTCTAATAGTTTAATAGACCTTATTCGGTCTTTTGGTAATGCGTTCTTCCATATTACCTTACCGCCGACAGCACGTATACAGCCTTCGTGTCTACCATTGTTACTTATTAATATGCTTTCCAAGCATACATCACAAAGTGGGCATTTAGTGCTATTAGTCACTTCTTCAACTAATTCTAACTCGATAGAATCGTATTGTTGGTTATTGAAGGTAATTCCTTCTGGTAGATCTTTATCTATGTTCATTGGGGTTTGAAAGCGAGCATTCCTAGATCTCTTAGGTAGTCTTCTACCGTTACACCGTTTATTTCTGCTAAACGGTTGAGAGCGCTCAATAATACGCCTGTTAGAGCACTAAATAGCTCAATGGGATTGCTTTCTAGAACCATCTCATAAGCTAGGTCTTCCTGCTCGCTGAGTATGGCTGTAAGTAAGGCTACTACGTTTCCGATATTTTCAGAAGTTGAATCCATTATCCCTCAATAGAAG